GGGCGGATTTAAGAAAATCGCTTGGGTGCTTTGCGACACCGAAGGTAATGGCGCGGGTCACTTAGATATTGAGGATAAATAACATGTCAGAAGACGCTTGGGACAAGCATATGTTGCCCCTCATTGAAGAATTTGAGGTAATGATTAAGCGGCACGATCTGCCAAAACTATCAGCGGATGAAGCTTTGTGCGAATTGCCTGAAACGGGCGATAGATATAACCAATGGAAGCGGGAATATCTTACCGGCTTTATTGTTCGCTGGGAAAAAGCTGATACGGTTTACCACTTAGAGCGAAGGGCGGCGGATTGACATTAGAGCGAGTCCTGACCTAGATTGAAGGACTCGCTCTAATCCGATTGGGCTGGCCTCCCTGGCCTTTGATCGATTGAACGGGGCCCCGGCCACCTCCCACCCCTGGCCGGGGTTTTTTTTGTTTGGGCCCCGACCCGACCCGACCCGATTATTTGTTGACTATGTCCCAAAAATATGGGACACTGTTAAGGTCAACAACCCACATCACATTGGAGAAAGAGCAATGGATATCAAACAAATCGCCGCGAACCAAACCGAAGTGTCTTTAAACGATGGCACTATCATATTTGTGTCATACGCAACCCCCGTTGCAGCATTCGTAGACGGTCACAAATGGATTAGATCCGAAGAAAAATATAGCGTAACGACGTCAAAGCACGTCAACAAATGGCTGTCAGGTCTCAACACCACGACCGTTCCCCAGTCTGAAATTGATGCGTTAATGAGGTCAATATAATGTTTGAAGAATCACCCTACTACAATGACGATGAGGAAATTGTTGGGTGGGGGGTTTGGTGCCCCCCACTGGGCGACTGGATTATTGAGGAAGATCTGACAGAAGCGTGCGCCATTACTGTGGCCAGATATCTTAATAAGGTTATCCCCTACCGATCAATTGAGGCGGCCTACCAACTAGCCCGCTACCTTGGTCGTGATCCCCTAAACCATAAAGGGTTGAATCTATGAAAACGAAATATTGCGTCGCAACGTGTCATAGCGGTACGGATTTCGGGGTGTTCAAATCGGGCCCTGAAGATGAACAACTAACCTTTGAGGAAGCGGTAGGTTCGGCTTTATCCCATGGACAAGGTTATTACGTTTTCAATTGTACGCCCGATGAAAAGTGGCTTACAGATAAGGCATACGGCGCCGGTTGTTGACACATAAAGGCGCCGCCGCTACCGGGTGCACCCGGTAGCCGAGCCCCGGCCAGGTTTCCCTTTCCTGGTCGGGGCTTTTTTATGCGGAGTTATTGGACGGGGGTTTACTTCCGACCCCCCCTCCCCACGGACGCCGGCGGAGGTATCGAGGGGGGTTTAACCTCTGGCCCCGACCCCGACCCGACCCCGAACGATGTCAAGCATGTCGTCAAAGAACCCCGACCCGACCGAACCCGACCAAAGGCACGGGACCGTGGTCCCCGACCCGACCGAACCCGACTTCAAACCGTGTTCAGCCAGCCCCCGACCACTGTTTCCGTCAAATAGATATAGGTTAGCGGACAAGAGGTGGCTAACCAGGAAGAAACTTACGCCCCCCGACTGACAATATGAGAAATTCCAAGCCACTTGGTGCGCTGATACATTTACGCGGTGTGTTTTGGTAGCTTTTAGTTCTATCCAGAAAGGTAGGGATTCCGCGCATACGTGAACGTCGGGTATACCCCCGCCATACCTGTTTTCAATCCTTGTGGTGTTCCAACTTTTTGGCATTCTTGCCCTTAGATTGTTCCACATTAGCGTTTCCGGTTTTTGTGTCATCGAGGACCTCATACTTCGCTTCAATAAATACGCTGGGGTTCGATTTACGGAGTTCCGATAACCGGTCTTCTATCTCTTCGCGGTTCATGTTTTCGATGGCGTGAAAGTGATTTGTTTCGCGCCTATCCGTTGTAAGACCACCCAGCGCCGACCTTGTTTTCTCCGCATTGATGGCCGCCGAGAACTGGCCCGCATCTTCCGCCCCTTCGGAAAGGTTCCTCAGCCGTTTCAACTGCCCAAGCAACGTCACTCCATACTTCCGCTCGCGTTCCTCCCGCATCTCCAAAACGTATTCCGCGACATGGGGAAAGCGTTGGGCGTTCAGCAGATTATACGCCTGCGTTTTCGCGATACCGTTCGTGTCGGAGTATCCAGCAAGGCGGGCGCATTCAGCATTCGAGTGTGTTCCATCGACATAGTGCCGCGCAAAGACCTTCTGCCTGTTGGTCAGTTTACGGCCATGGGCCTCCTCGATTTCTTCAGCTTTAACATCAATTCGTCGTTTCATGGAGTTCCTCCTATATACTAGCTTTTTCAAAACTAAATCTGTTTTTTACAGTGGCAAAACGTCTCTTTGGCTAGAAAAGTGTACCATAGAGGTACCAAGTGTACCAAGTGTACCAGAAGTGTACCAAGTGTTATTGTTATTAATCAGTACGTTATACGTCAAATTTCGTGTTTGGTACACTGGTACACTTTTTTACACCCATAATTTTTTTTTCAAAAACTATTTTTGAATTTAGCCCCTATACTGTGCCAGCGTCATTTGGCATTTGACAGTGGTCCATGCATCATGCTAACCTCTTTTTGTAAATCTAGAAAGGAGAGTACCATGAGAAACCAAGTTATATCATTATACGACTACACGGGCGAGGCTTTACGTCCGTGGGCAGAGGCTGGTTATGAATGTTATGCGTATGACATTCAGCACAAGGCGGGGTGGTTTTGGATATCGGGCAGACGTAAGCCCATCACTTTTGTAAAGGCCGACCTTTACGATCTGGACACGCTACGCCGCCTTATATCGCGCCACGAGGGCCAAGTCGCCTTTATGAGTGCATTCCCCCCTTGTACCGACCTTGCCTCTTCTGGAGCGCGCTGGTGGGCTTCCAAGGCCAAATCCAACCCCAACTTCCAAACCGAAGCTGCGAACCACGCTTTATTGGCGAGTTGGGTTGGCGAGACATTGGGTTGCCCTTATTACGTTGAGAACCCTATCGGGGCGCTATCGCGCTTGTGGCACAAGCCTGATCATAAATTTGATCCATGCGACTTCGGCGGTTATTTGCCCGAAGACGATGTGCATCCGAAGTGGCCTGAAGTAATTCCAGCGCGTGACGCTTATCGCAAGCGCACTTGTCTTTGGACAGGCGGCGGCTTTACGATGCCAACGCCCCGGAAGGTATCTCATTTGACGGTTGCGTATGACCGTGCCGACCCATCCAAGAGCGGGAAATTTTCACCTGTCGCGGGCAAGACGGGTGGCAAGTCTCTTCGCACCAAGAACATCCGCAGCGCAACCCCGCGAGGTTTTGCGGAAGCGGTATTCCAATCCAACACCAACAGGGAGATTTCGTTATGTATGTAGGAGTAATTCTGAAGGATACGTCAAAGAGTTCAGAGACCATGCCGGCGAACACGTATGGGGCCTACCTCAGTATAATGGAGCGCATTTTGGATTACACGGACACCAGCCCCAGCGGTAAGACGATTTACCACTACAAGCTGGCGTGCCTGACTTTTGAAGAACCGACTATGTCTTCTGTGCAATCCGGAGATTGCATAATGGTGGGTGAGACCGAACTAGAGAACGCCATCATGTACGGGTACTACAAGTTCACACAATTCAACGAGCACTTCCAGAAAAAGATTCGCGAGTTGTCGTTATGATCTGTCCGGTTTGCCGGAGAATTTGGAACCGCGTGAAACAAAAGGAAAACTGGGAGAGTAGGATGGGCTGGGAGTACTACGCATTAATCTTCATTGGTTCGCTGATATCGGGCCTTTGGCAGTGGCTCTAGCGACCTTGGACTTATTCTCTGGGATTGGTGGCTTCGCACGAGGGTTCGAGGCCACCGGTTCCATTGAGACCACTTGTTTTGTGGAGCAAGACCCGTACTGCCAAGCGGTTCTGCGCCACCATTGGCCTGACGTGCCAATTCTAGGAGATATAAGAGATGTCAGAGGATGCGACCTCCCGATCCAACCCGACGTTATTTGCGGAGGATTCCCTTGTCAGCCATTCTCCCAAGCTGGAAAACAGCTTGCCCAAGACGACCCCCGTCACCTCTGGCCAGAAATGTTTAGACTTATCCGGGAATGCCGGCCCGCTTGGGTTTGTGGAGAAAACGTTGCTGGGCTCATCAAACTGGGCTTGGACGAAGTACTCACTGACTTGGAAGGCGAAGGCTACGCCACAAGGACGTTTAATTTACCAGCTTGCGCGGTTGGCGCCCCGCACATCCGACAGCGGCTCTGGATTATTGCACACGCCGACAGCCAAGGCGAACCAGACAAGCCCTTCGATGATGGCGCGGGGTCCGGGCAACTGGGTTTCGGGTTTGTGGGGAGCGAAGCCCCATCACATGGTGCCAACCCCAACGACCATGGACCACGTAGAGCGGAAAAGCACCAACAAGACGCCCAGCACGGGCAAACTCAATTACGAGACAAACAAGTCCGTGAGCTTGGACAGGTGGGCCAAGATGTGGCCGACACCGACAACGCCGACCGGCGGCGGGGAACGGAGCGGCGACAGGTCGGGGACGGGGAGCTTGAACTACATGGCGAGGAGCGGCCAGCTAAAGATGTGGCCGACACCAAGAGCGCAGGAGGCCAAGCACGGGGCCGCGACGGAATGGGAACTACAGACAGATCACGCGGGAACAAGGGCCAGTCTCCGGGGTCAGGTAATAAAGGAGATAGAGCAAGACGACCCACAGATTACGGGCAGTCTGAACCCGCAGTGGGTCGCTTGGCTGATGGGATACCCAACCGAGTATCTCAGTTGCGTGCCTTGGGCAACACG